CTTTGTAGTCGCGTGTCATAGCTTTACCGCATTGAACACACAAAGGTTTCTTTTCAGGTTCAGTAATGCTTCGAACAATGGTGACCGATTCTTTGCAGGTGTCACACTCATAAGCGTAAGTTGGCATTTAGAACAACCTAATGCTTTCTTCTTCTGCGGCGGCTTGCGCTACACGCTGAGCTTCGGCTTCTGCCCAAACCAAACGGCCTTCAATAATTGGTAGGTAGTCGGCAGTCATTTCAATACCAATGAACCGGTAGCCGTCTAACAACGCTGCTTTGCCTGTGCTTCCTGATCCTGTGAACGGGTCAAGCACTACACCGCCAGCAGGGGTGACCAACTTGATTAGGTAACGCATTAGGTCAGTTGGTTTAACTGTCGGGTGAAAGTTTTGTGCCTTTACTTCCCGATTATCAATACCGCGATAGTCAGGCAATGAACCACCATCAAACTTTGATGATGTTTTTGCTTCTAGTTCTTCCAACCCTTCGTTGCGGTCACGCTTAGAAGCCTTAGCAACATAAAAGAAACGTGAAGCCCCACCGCTATCGTTATGACCGCCAACATAATCACGGTCAGCGCCTTCGCTACCAAGTATGCCCCCAGATCTGCCCTTAACTTTAAAATTCATTATTTGGGATTTGCTTTCACCGCTTTGTTCATCCAGTAACCCTGCCGTGAAGTCATCCAAAATAATGTTCGCAGGCCAACGCCCCAAGCCAGCCACGGGTTTGCCAAAGTTACCATTGAGTCCGTTGCCATAAACATCACCTTGCTCACCAAAATCTGCGCCTTTTGTGCCGCCATTTGTGCCAATCCTGCTGGCATCAATGTTCAACCCACCAACACCCCACTCCAACACGTTAGCCGCAACAGTTCCAATCAACGGCTTACGCCCAACAACAACAGGTTCAAACGCAGGTTTCAACGCCGTTCCCCAACCCTGCCATTGTTTAGCTTCATCAGTAGCAGGGGCAGTAATATCAATTTGTTTTTCTGCGGCAAGATTATTTCCTTCGGCTTGTAACATACCAAAAGTTTTTCCTGATCCCATACCAGCAGTTTTAGAACCAATCACTTCACGATTCTTGTAAGCAGTCCATTCAATGCCTGTTCTTTCTGCAACCAAGCGTTCAATTTCTTCGGGAACTTCTGGCAAATATGGGCGTAATTTATCAAACAAATCAGCGGTTGCAATTGCTGGCTGACTTAAACCAAGATAATGACTACTCATTTGCGTTTCAGTAGCATCATTTATTTGTTTTGGTGAAATACCTGTTGAACGCATCCATTCGACAAATTTTAATTGCCGTTCTTTGTTTTGGCCCGAACTTTTATCAATTGCTTTTGAAACGTCTAGCGACTTAGGGAAACCCGACCCATACAACCAAGCAATCGAATCGCGAAGCTCAAACCCTGCATCTTCAATCGCCACAGCAACACGATGCCAAGTGCGTGACCCACCAAACGCCAAAATATGCCCACCAGGTTTCAACACACGCAAACACTCACGCCACAACTCAACGCTGTAAGCAATACCGGTGGAATCCCAAGACTTACCCATAAACCCCAACTCATAAGGGGGATCACAAACAATCGAATCAACGCTGTTATCAGCCATCAAAGGCAACACATCCAAATTGCTGGCGTGATACACAACCGCGTTTTCTGTTTTTACTGCGGCGAATTCGCTCAACTCAACCATCGTGTTCCTATCTGTTTGGTTTGTGGATGCGGTGGGAATCGAACCCACGTCTTGTTGCGTTCCCTTACAGGCTTTCACAACAATCAAACCCTTTCGCACCCGAACTGGTGAGTGTCAGGCCAAGCCAACTATTTAGAAGGATTGCACCCACCAGCCAAAAGGTTCTTGCTAAAACAAAATCTATTCAACCACAAGCTTCGACACCGAACCTGTGAACGCCTTACCCTGCTCCACAATGAAAGTAACCAAACCAGGTTGGCTATCTTCACCGCTACTGCGCATATACCAACCCGACCCATTATCAAGGGTTGCGGCTTGAACCCAGAAACGTGAACGCCCCTTGCTGTCTGATCCCAACTCTTGAACTCGAAGATGGTGGAAGTGACCGCTAACAAGAATCGTTGCACTACTCAACGGGCTGTTACCAAACGAAGACTTACGCCAAAAGTCAGGAATACCATCAGGGCGTGCAACCTGATGGCCGTGCATCAAACCAATCCTGTGACCCAACACATCAATAGTCAAAGCTTCATCGTGTGTTGCTGGTTCAAAGAAACGCACCGGTAATTCTTTTTCGGCGGCAAGCCTAGCCAACTGCCGACCAATAAAAACGCCCCAATCATCTGTGGGTGTTCCAACAACCTGTTTCTGCACACGCCATTGGCAATGATTAGAACCAACCGAAGCATAGGTTATGTCCGGCACAATCGCTGCCAAGTCTTTCAGCAACTCCCACAAAATCGTTGCCGCCAAATCCAACTGCTGCATAATCGAAAGGTCATTCGTTCGAAGCTGTTGCAAATTAGCGGCGTTACTAAAATTCTCAATCAAGTCACCCACATCAAACACAACAACCCGACCAGGTTTCTCACGCTTCACCTGCGCCAGCAACTGCGCCTTCACATCTTCAACCCTGCTCAACAAAGCTTCAACACCGCCACGATGATCAACCTTGCCAATCTGCAAATCCGACCAGCACACAATCAAAGCTTTATCAGAAGCAACCTGTAAGTTTCGCTGATTTCTTTACAGGTTTTTTTGCGGCAGCAAACAGGGCTGGCAAATCGGCAACAAAAGTTTTCAGGCGGAAATGAAACCGGTAACTGGTCAGCCACTCCCCGTCATACCTTTGCCAACGGCTAGTGCGTGGATTGCCAACAACTTCATACTTATCAGCCGAATAACCTGCTTCTTCCAAAAAGTCTAGGAAATCAACACCATCCGCTAACCCGTTAGTTGTGGCAGTTCCTTCCGCCCCATCAAACTCCACCGCCACAGGGCCAAGTGGTGATTGTTCAATTCGGGGGGCAGGTTTCAAGTTTTCCAGCACGAACAGCCTTTCAATCGGTGTCGCTTAATTATCGCACCACCAAGCTTGATGCCACGCAAACCCAACGCTGTTTCTAACGCCTGATATTGCCAATCAGGGTTCATCACAGCGGCAGCCAAAATGTCTGCATCAACCTTTTCAAGTGTTGCAAGCACAGTTCGAACCTTACAAGGCCACACTTTTGCTGGTGGTTGCAGATCACTCAACAAGCTCATTACTCGCCAACCAACTTGATGGAGTTAGCCCACACCTGACCAGCATCGCCACCCCAAGCATCCCAAGCAACCCGACCAGGTGACGGGAAACCATCTTCACCGCGCACAAACCCTTTCGCCTTCTTATCGTTTTCGTGTCTAGCGAAATAGGAACGCATCCGAACAATGGTTTGCGCACTAACAGCTTCACCGCGTGCCAACTGCCCAGCCCTTGCGCGACCAACAGCCGTAAAACCGCTACCGGCTTTGCCTTCCGCAATCCAAACAAGTGCGCGTTGCGCCGCTTCCTGAACGCTGGTAGGTGGTGTGTAAGTTTCAGCCATTAGTTATTAATCCATTCATAATATTTGTTTGCATCATCATTAGTTAATTCCGGCATTTGCTTGATTGCTTCAATCAACACCAATGATGGGATGTTTTCAATCCCACGCGCCTGATGCTCAGCAACAACCTTACGAATCAAATTCAAAATCATCCAAGTTGCAACTTCCGCACCTTCTGTTTGTTCAGGGCATTCCATACACATTATTTATTTTCCCCCTCAATAATTGATATTAAAAAGGCAGTTGGCTCACCTATTAATGCATTGTGATAAAAATATTGATTAGTAATTGCTTCGGCATTTTCCCAAATAATTTTAATGATGCGTTCGCGTTCATTATCTTGACCAGCACGAAAACCCTGCGTGTAAGGCGTATCGCTCACTTGTTCTCTCCCTTGATAACAATTGGTTTACCATTACAGGTGCAAAAGGCTTGATTGAAGTAAAAACTAGGGCAGGGAGCATAGTGCTTCACTTGTTCTCTCCCTTGATAAGAGCGATAAGGCGGTCTTGATAGTCCTGAATAGCGAAGTCACAACGACCCTCGCAGCACATCAAGTTATCTAAGTGCCACTGCTCATCGTTTGGGCAAGCCTCTAGCAGTTTGATGATGCGTTCCTCAGTCTTGGCTATAACTTTTGCTTTGTATTTTGCTAACCAAAAATCAAACATTCGATTTGCATAGGTGCTATCACTGCTCTCACTGCTGTAAGCATCACGAATGTCAGCGGTTGTTGGTATGTAGTCGCTCACTTGTTCTCTCCCTTGATACGAACGATAAGGTCACATAGGCAACTGCCGTTGATTATGTGGACTGAATTACCGCATATTTCGCCAGCGGTATCGTTTATTAGTTTGATAATGCGTTCTTGTTCAGTTTCCTGACCAGCACGAAAACCCTGCGTGTAAAGCGTTTCACTCATTTGGGTATTCCGATCCGATAACAGCAACCATTTCACTCGCAGCGTTCAACGCCACAACCATCGAAAGCAACAAATCAGCCAACGGCAAACGAATCGCATCAAAATCAGCCGACCAAACCAGGTTGTCATCACGCAAAAGGTCAATGACAAAATCAACATCAATCGGTTCAGCCAATTTCCTTCACCCACTCACTAATTGCGATAGACACACGCGAACCGGCATCTGACAGGCCACGCAACTCCAACAAACGATCACGAACACGCTCATCGTTAGCTTTGTTATTGCGCACCAGCATCGCCCCAAGTTCGTTGCGATGAATTGAAACACGCTCATCAGCACGCTTAGGCAACACATCAGGTTCAAGGTCAGGCAACTCAGTCACCTGATCACCCATCGTGTTACGAACCCAAAAACCGAAAGCATCCATTCGAATAATGCCCTGCTCAACCAGGTAGGAGATTAGGCGCACCCGTTCAGAATAAACGCCCTTTTCAAACCCAATCTGTTCCCAATAACGTTCTTCGTTACTTTTAACAATGTCCATTTCAACTATTCCTTTCAATCGTTTTAATGGCTTCTTTG